TCGCAATTGAGGACGGCTTTCACTTGTGGCGCAGCACGCCCGAATTCCCGCCGCTGGGATTCGTATTTAAGTTGCTCCTGGTAGTTTGAAAATTGTAACAGGTGGAACATAGGCAAATACCCCGAAGGATAAATCTTCTCCTGCTGCAATTGTGTGAACGATCTCTCTGCTAGATCTATTCGCACGACCATCACGATCATGGTCTAACCACATGACTACCATCCTCGTGTCGTTAACGACACGAAGTTTGCATGGGCGAAATAAGCTGTTGCTGTAAAACGGCATTTCGACCTTCATCACCGGATTCACGCTAGCTGCCGTGATTTCAAACCCAGACCAGCCCATCGGAATCGAATCGATTAATGGGACAATGTCCGGATTTATGGCAGTACCTGCTGACAGGTTGTCCAAGATGTCATTATCATTTGACTCTTGGGCCACGCGCGAAACCATTAGTAATGGGTCTTCGCTTATTTGGCTCTGTAGTTGCATATCAGATATGTAAAAACAGTGGCGCATACTTCCTCGATAGGCAGCAAAACATCTACTAACAAAAGATATAATAGACATCGTGCCAGCATGTTGTGTCTGCCCGTCAATGAAGTTACCGAGGCCAGTAACCACGCTTCCTCTCGCAATTGGAAACGATGGTATTGTGACTCCAGCCGTCCCGTCAGGGACTCGAAACACATTCGCAAGTGTGTATCGGCGCATACAGGCTCTCAGGCTGTACACGACTTCCCCTCCATATAGTTTTGCCATATTGTCTGGGGCCATGTCGGTGTTTCCGAAACTAACAACATTCATCTCATGCCCGGCTTGCGTCCTATCATTGTTAATAACGATCTCAGAATTTCGCTTCATTTCAATGACTTCGCAATTGGGCCTAAATGTTCCAACTTCGGTCGCACCCGCTGGAACTTCTGCGAAGCTCCAGCCTCCGATGGCTGCGTTTGTGGGCTCAATGAACAGCGGATCCTCAATCCAGTGGTACACAATGATTGTGCCATCCACCGATGCGTCTCCAGCGTACGTGAGGCTGTTTAACACCTCAATATTGAACCACGCTGTGTCGGTTGCAGGGTTGTAATCTTTAAAGAAAGTGTCTCTTTCAAACATCGTCTTTGGCGCGTTAGCGTCCATAATACGAGTTGTCAAAAGACTCCTGGCCGACATCCACCCGACTTTAACAGTAACCTCAGTTTGAGTGGAAAGGTCCATAATATGATTCATCGTCGTGTTTACTGATGCGCTATCAACGTCTGTCAGCACGGGATCTGTCCAGATCCTGAGCCTGCCTTTTTGAAACGCATTGGTAACCACAATGATTTTGAAACACACTGTACATCTCCAATACTGAAATAACTGAACCGCATATGATGCGGGAGTCTGATAGAAAAATCCCGATGCAGTGTCCTGGCGGTACTGCACGGGCCCTACGGAAGTGCCAAACAATGTGGTTCCAGCAATATCACTAACCTTCCATGGCATGACTGAGATTATCCCTGGTCTACCACAAAAACTAGCTAAATGCAACTCATCCTTGTCTGTGATTCCGTAAATGCGGGGATCTATCGAAAGTCCATCCCCTTTGGCGTACAAACCAAGCGTTCGACATGTGTCGTGGGTATCAACATTAGTAATGTTGCCTCCTGCTGATGGTCTGTACTCGTGTACCGGTTCCATTAATCGCGGGCGAGAGAAACCAAGAAATCTCGCAACGTCTCGCCCTGCTGTTAGCACAACTTCTGTCGCGCTGGCATATCTCGAGATGACCGGTACTCGTCTCAAGATGCTCATTGTCCTGGCCCCCAAATCCAGAGCGTACGAAACTGGGTGAATTCCAGTTTCGTCTCTGACATTCGTCTCCTCTGCGTTGGTGATAAATGTCGGGGGGATGGTGCGTGAGCTACGCACGCTTTTCGTGGTCCCTTCCACTAGATCCGTAGGTAGATGCGATCCAGAAGGAGCTGTTGATGGCTCCCCCGATGGCATGGATACTTCTTCCCTGCGAATCACTTTTGGATCAACAATATGTTCATCCTCTTCCCCCTCGTCCATTCCAGCCGCAACTGAAAATAGCGGTTTTACCCAGAAAAACCCTACACATAAAACGACGACGAATATCATTGCCCCGAGTTCGAGAATTCGTGAAATGACAAATCGTATCATCAATGTAAAAACTCCTGGAGTTCTTAACCTCATGTGCTGCGCATTTCGCAACATGCGTGCGGGCGCGGTAGCGGGTGTTGGAGCGGGAGTTGGTGTTGCCCTTACCAACAAATCTGGTGTTGTGGCCGCAGTCGGAACGCACAGCTCAACATTGGAGGCCTTAACGAATATAGATACGTCAAGTGGCTCTGCTGCTGAACTTCCCGTTGCAAGTGGGACCAAAGACTGCATTATGACCACGCCTGGGGAAAATGGCCCTACCGACCGATAATCTTCGACCTGAATGTCGAAGTACGGTTGCGGTATGGCATATGGCATTTCAATCACAGCCGGCTCGCTAGTCGATGGATTGATCAAAACATGTGGTAATTGGGAATGGAGCATATGTGCAAATATATTGCTCGGATCCCCTCCTGTACCAGGTGTAGCGACCATGAACCCGCCGTTTAGATCTGTGATTGCCCCAGTTATCTGAAAGCTCTGATCCTCATCTCCCAATGAGGGCAATGCTTTATATGCAACCAACAGCCTTCCCGAATATTGTGGTCCTCCATTAACGCGTATAACCATTTGCAGGCTACATCGCGCCAGTCGATAGTTCGCCAACTTTCGACGGATCGTAGGTTCTTCAAACCACTTCTGCCATGGATTAAAACTCTCGGTAAACAGCGCATTCAGTCCCCACTCAAAGCGTCCAATCTGAATTTCTCTCTCCAGAAAAGACCCGATTTCATGCGATGCTGTATGGACACCAGTCCCTTGCAGGTACGGCATGTTAGTATATCCTGAATGAATTCCTAGTGGTTCACTAAACGACACCACTGGTCCATCATCAGGTTGTACTTCCATCTCCGAATGCCGGTCCACAGCTTCCGAATTGCGCTTGAATTTCACGGTTTTGACCATCGTATGCGAATACGATTTCTTTATCGCGTGAGCTGTCGGCAGTTCACCTAACCTCTCCAAGCCGAGATCCTTCAACATCATGAGAGTCTTCTCCCGTGTAATTTCAAATTCGCTCTCACTGTGGAAAATCACCTCTTTCAGATACGCTTGCAATGTGCCCAATAGAACCTCCTTCTCATTCGCTCCAGATGTCTTGACAAATGCCGATAACATCTTGGAATACGATGATTGCTCAATAGGGCCAACCACATCATCAGTCCAGTCAACCTTTGAAAACCTCCTCTTGAGGTATGTTACTCCCTCAGCTTCGTGTGACATGAGTGGCTCAAATCGGTAATTTGGAATCTCCTTGTTTTCGTCTGTGTACTTGACTCCAATTGATCCCATTGCCGTATACATGACAATGTTGTCGAACCAAGTGCATTCAGGCTTAACAGTCGCGACCGCATCATCTCCTGTGAAATTTGGACGGACCATCTCTGAAAACAATGGAATACTTCGCAATCCCTTCCTTAAGGCACCATAATAGTACCCATATCTGAAATTAAGCGAGTTGTTCCGGTTGTTCAAGAATACAGTCAACAAATTGCCAGAGATCATCCAGTTATTCGAACGCAACAGAACTCCGTTGTATTCAATTACCGGACATAGCAGCTCCGACAACAACGATTGAAGAATCGTAAGATCAATTTCACAGTAGTTTCCGCTCGCACGTGCAATGTCCATAAGGAATATAAGTGCGATCTCTATAGAATCTGGTCCATAAGATTGATCATAATCAGAGTAGTCTCCAGCCATAGCGTTGTCTCCATACTCCGCAAGCCAGTTGTACAGTTCATCCCAGTCCGAGCTGTGGCAATTAATTCCCACACAGTGCTCAAGGACTAAATATCCTGCAGTATTCACGGCTCTTAGAAGGGGTGATACATACTGCTTACACAACATGGAAAACGCCAAACTCTCGCCAGTGAAAACTCTCACTTTCTTCTTTCCGATCTTGGTGGGTTCATCTTTGAATGAGCATTCATAGATGACACCTGGACGAATGCCAGTCTTGCATCTTTCGAGTGCTTCAACATATGCACGCTCCACACCAGGGTGCGCGACCCGCACGTGATCAAACAATTCTCCACCATGTTGCTTCACATCAAAGACCTTCTTCTTCTGCTTCCTGATAGGGAAGCCTGCCGATGTCGACATGTTGAGAGACTTTAATGCGGGGACACCATGACATCCATTAATTGCGACGTCAAGTTCAACGGGATGGACATACTCTTTTATAAAACCAATGTTTTCTGCAATAAAAGCGTCCTGTCCAATACACAAATCTTCTTTCGCGTGCATATACACGCTGGGATCATACACGGCGCCATGCATCGCAATCTTCGCCATATTTGTATCCCATGTTGCATAATCTCCCAACGCTTCAGGAGCATCATGCTCAAGAGTGACTGGTGAAATGGTCTGTAGTGATTCGACCACGTCAAATCTTTTCACCTTACTCCTGTTGTGCTTTCCTCCACCGGAGTGAGCTCCTATGAATTCAACCGCAACATCCCCTTTCAGCTTATTTATGGCATGGTAAGGGTGTGGATCATCCATAAGAGTCACGTTTGCAACTTCAGCATATGAATTCAGCACAGCCGTGAGTGGTGGGCTTGGGGCCGCCACAAATCCACGGGCTGACAACACAGCTATTGCATCCTCAACTTCTCCACGAGTGGCGCAAACCGCGCCTCCAATCCGAGGATCACTTCCGCTTTTATACGTATGAAATCCCGCAATGAAGACATCTTTGCCATCGCTTATGATACTCGATCCGCAGCATCCATCGGGAATGTTGCATGTTGTGGAATAGAGATCACATTCCATAATCTCGTCTTCTACAACAACGCTTCCCGATCTGCCTTTCATGTAATCACACACGATAAGCTCTCCATCATCATTCTTCCGCATAACAGCTTTACCAAAAGACGAAACCTTGTGCGTCTCCGGAAAATGCTTCAGCAAATCCTTGTTCGGCGCTCCAACCTTTAAGTATATAAGCGCCCTATCCTTCTCCTTCCACGCAAAAACATCCTGTCTGTGAACAAGCGTTTGCAGCGTGGGATGGACATCCTTCGAATTTCCCTGCTTGAACGTCACTTGAAAGCATTCGGTATCCTCGACTCCTGCACATGTCAACCAATGATATGGTACCATGTAAAAATTTCCGCGTACGCCTGTGGCGTTGGTGCGTATCATTTTACTAGACTTCTCATTAAGTATCGACAACCGCACGGTGGCGGCTTTTACATTTGAAACTAGCGCCTCGAATCCCGTTGTACGGGACACTTCTGTCGCGGGCTTGTCGAATGCAAAAGTCTGCCTCCATGTGGGCGGAATTCGCGAATCCCTGTATCGCTCCATCTCCGAAGGAACAGGCTTGAGAAAGCTATCCTCCTTAACATGGGGCATGGACAATGAATTCTTCTTCATGATCATCTTGTACTTTTTGACCAAATCATACACAACCTTCGCTATGGTAATAATACCAATAACGCGTGCGGCCATCCAGTAACTGGACGATATCCTGAACAAGTTTTCCTTTCTACAATCCTCCAAGCTCTTATCTGCAATTCGCTGCGTTTCCCACATCCTAACCAAATGCGAACGTTTCGCGAATGAATCGCGATCGATAAAATTGAGCTCAATCAATTTATCTCTCACATCTGGAATATACGAAACGGCTCTTACAAAAAAGGTAATAACACTTCGCATAATGAACGTTTGGTTTGACGCAATCGTAGCTGCAAATAAGCTCCACAAGAAGAAAGACAAGCACCGAACGCTGGCCAGTCCTCCGACTACCTCTGAGTTCGCATACGCTTCCACCGGAACCTTAGACAGCAACTTACGTCCAATCTCTTTCAAAGTAGACTGGGTTTTCCTGTCCGACTGTTCCTGCAAAAGCTCGTCCACGAGAGCCCGGACTTGTCCGGGATACTCGGGTGCTACGCATTTCTGTCCTTTCTCAATAGCACATGGAATGTTGCCGCATGGACAATCTCCATATGCACACTGGCCACACTGCAAGCACATAGGGCATTGAATCATATAAGTACCATGTTCACAAACTCGTAATCTTGATCGAGTGGTGAGCTTAGTAACAAACTTAGACTGCCTTTCGTACTTTGCCTTGGCCATGCAGAAGATCTTGGTAAGAGACTGGTTCAGCGACATCTTGTCACATCCTTCAATCAACTCCGCTTTGCATACTGACTTCAATGGATCAGGGTCTGTTGTGTCAAGAACATATCTGAACATATCAATTTCATACGCATCCTCAATAACACCAGGATCCTTCTCAACCTTGTTAACGTCGAGAGTTCCCGCATCAGACTTGTATTCCGGTTTCAATCTGCAATCCATGAGAACATCAATTCTCCTCTTCATTGCTCCTGAACAGTACACAAGTTTTCCTGCGTGAATGCCTCGAACGTTTGTGTTCAAAACAACCCCATCGGGTGCGGGATTGACCTTCGCCTTCTTCTCCGCTTCAGCCTGCAAACTAGGAGTACGAACGTTGTTGATGTATCTAAACATAACACCTTCATACGTTTCGTCACTCCCTTCAACTCCTTTCCTGGACTGTCCTACATCATCGAGTACAATAATTCGTGTGGAATTGGTAATTCCATCATCATACTTCGAAGCTGAGTTCAATACTACAACATCTCCTTCCGCTCTTGGCTTTCCTGTCGCTTGGCAAATGTGTGAAATGACATGCTCCATGATATTTGATTTACCAATGGACGAATGTCCTACAAGGCATACAACAAAGGGTTCCTTTTTGAACCCTTGCATGCCCATCACATTTTCCACTTCCGCGATATAGGATGCGGCAAGTTCATACCGCGCCCTGAGAATCTTCTTGTAGTGTGGGTCCTTCTCTCTGCTAATCCCTCTCTCTACAATCGAAATAAAGCCCTTGAGATAAACCACATAATCCGCAAAGTCGCGTATTTCATAGTCCTCAGAAATCCTGTCAAAACATTGTGTCATCACGATCGGATGAATTGCTTTGATAGTGGCATACATTGTATCACACTCAGTGAACGTAGACCTTCCTCTCATCAGAACCGAAAGATTTTGCGTGGCCACAGCCTCATACAAAACCTCTCCGAGTACAACGACATTGGACAGAAAATATTCTATCATCGATCCACTCTCTTTTTGCAAAGCGAATGCTTGTCTCTTGTAATCCTGCAAGATAACTTGACTTACGGATCCTTTGACATTACCGATAATTCCATAAGAAACGAGACTGCACACAATAGCATTGAGCGAACTTCCAAATTGGGAGTTCCGAACATCGTGCCATGTATTTAGCCCTTCTCCAGAATTCTGATAGAACATTGTGTTTATCCTCTTTATCTCCGACTGCATGTCACCTATGCCTACATAAGAAACGAATGATGACGGAAGAACAGAATGAATGTATTGCATCAAGGAAATCACTCTCATACTCCACGAAGAAGCGAAGAGCTGTCCAAGAATCATCATTACTGTTGCTTCGAAACACCTGCAAATGCGATCGTTCCAAACAAAGGGAGATGACATTATGTGTTTTAGCGCCCTCCATCCGCAAACGCGAATAGAGTCTGTCACACATAAAGGAGTCCTAAACATACGCGATACAATTATCCACGTAGCGACTCCAAATCCAATCCCTGATCCGGCATTCCATAGCCAGAACAATCCAAGAACTCCGTACACCGACTTCCACCTAAACAGACTAGCGCAAAATACGCCAGAAAGTATATGGATGATAGTGAGTGTAACAATCATAAAACTCTCAAGAGACGATGTGGCCATCCACATGACTTGCTCCTGAGAGATACTCGTTGGTGGTGAATACCTTTCTAGATAGTTTCCTGATTCCATGATTTTTATGAGCAATTAATTAGTATTTGAAGATTTGAAAATTTTTATATGAAAATAACAAATAGTAATTAATTGCTTCCTGATTTTATGAACTACGCACATGCTTTACACATATGCTGCAGTCCCTTCCCCTGTTGGGTAGCCACGATCTCCCCCGTGGCGGGCACCATGATTCCATTACATAGTATGGACGGTCATCCATGGATACTAGACCGTAATATCTCACACATTCTGTTAATCCTATTTCTCAGTATTATTAACCGGGATGTCTTCAGAATAATGTGACCTATGATTCACACTCGCACAGTGAGAAATGCACAGTTGTGAAATACAAAATGCTAACGCTAGCTGATCTGCGTTATACTACATATAGCTACTAACAATGTAGAACATATTATATCACACTAATGTGAAAATCTCGCTGTGCGAGCGCCCGTGAGACCACGGGCAAGTTGCACCACGCCGGGTGACTTACAGCTGATTCCAAACAGCAAAAATTGTTCATTCTTTACTTTTAAAATTTATTACATACATGCGCAATTAAGCGCGCGGTAACTCTACCGCAAACATAGTGTTACCCTGTGTAACACACACAATCCTCCACGATTGTTTTGCCGGTATTATGTTAGGGGGGGTGGCATTCCCCCCTAAACACGTCTCCAATAGTTTGCATGCCTGCTTGTCTGCCCTCGCAGAAAAGAGCATTCCATTGACTATCTCTACTTGCAGTTGCAAATAGACATACAAACCTAGATACGGGACAATAAAATGTCTCTTTCGCTGAATGCATAGAACTTGAATACACTCACCCCCGATCAACAGGGCGAGAGTATAGACAATTTCTATACACCAGCTGTCACTAAAAAGAAATATACAATTCATGAAGTTTATTAAACTTCATAAGGAAAAAAT